TGGTTCAGACATGGATCTTTCAATGGTAATAATCTCGCCATCACCCGGGCATTCGTAATCATAACTAGCCATTAATTACTGTAGCTTCCTCTAAACTTTCGTAGATTTTCTTCTGGTACACAATAGATCTCTGGTCTTTTCCAATCAGGTTTATCTAACCACTCAGGATTCTTAGCATCTTTACCCATGATCCAACCGATTAACTCATAGTTCGGCATACCACCACGAACTAAAACAAACTTAATATCATCTCTAGCTTCAGGTCTTACAAGTAATCTACCCTGCTCATGCTTGGTGTATTTAACATCTATGTTGGGTTCTATATCTACACCGCCTTGACCGAAGGCACCACCCCAATAAACTCCAAGATACTTAGCAACAGCGATTTCTGCACCACATCCATCAACATCAAGAAGTATTCTTTGCCATGGATCAAGGTCGCCTAACCCTCTCATCTGTTGGTTCTTCATCGTGCTTACATATCTTTCAACTGCCGTGTTAACTGCCATCACAACCTCATATCTTTCAAGGTTTATCTTTAGGCCCATGGCGTAGGCCCTCCGAGATGATCAATTATCTTTCGTAAAATTCTTTGCACTCTCCTATCCACAGTTGAATCAGAGAGTCCTAACTCTTTTGCTATATCCGATAGGGTCATTGGGGAAGCTCCATATCTTAGATCGATTATGTATTGTTCATCTTTGTCTAACAGTTCAACAGCAGACTTAACATCGATAGCCATAGCCATGAGGTTGCCACCTTCGTTAGGTGCTGGAGATTTTCTTGGTTGTCCATCATCTACCTTGTCAATAAGGGTTGCCCCTTGCACATCAAACTGCAATGCAACAGGTAAGATAGATGCGATTGTTACTGTGTTATAGAAGAACTCATCACCGGTTGAGTATCCAACCTTGGCTGCCTTTTCTTTACGAGAATACTTTTCTATATGCCGGCGGAACCGAGCCATAATCTTTCGAGCTACCCATTTCGTCTCATCCTTTGAGACGGTATAAGATTCATCAAGATCTTCTTCAAGCTTGGGTCGCTGAAGCACATAGATGTTTAGCTCTTGTATCAGATCCTTATACTCTACATATCCAATGAACCTTCGGTAGATGGTTAAAGCGGATACATTGATTAGATCATTGATGTGGTCTTTAGCTCTTTCACTCACCGACACTACCCTCATCATCCATCTCTATGATGGTGTCGATTAAAAATCTAATGGCAAAATACAATGCTGTAATTACAAGAATTGGAATTAAAAAAAAGAAAACTTTTTTCATAGTTTATTCTTAGGCCACTTTCCACGCTTGACCATCATGGCAATGATGGCGTAGTTGGCAAGATCCTTGAATGAATCTTCGATAGGTTCGTGTTGTGGGTTACCATCACCGAATGTAAACAGGTTCTTCAAGCGTTCAAACTTGTCACCCATACGGACAAGCAGTCCGTTCATTGGGCCACCGAAGGCGTTGTTAATATTGCCGGGGCCGTAATCCCTCTGCTTACTTATTAAAAGATTACCAAGCTCATCAATGATATCCCAGACATCAGTAACGAACTGGTTCATCTCCGGATCGGCGGAACTCGAACTCTTATCTCTAGGCCCGAAGGCAGATTTATTATCTCGATTATTTTTAACCCTTGAGACTCCAACAATCTTTTCAAAGTCTCTATCGTCTCCATATTTTCTAAGCTCATCTTCGTATCTGCTGTCACTCATCCAACCCTAACCTCTTCCTTAATCCTTTGAGTCCTTCATCTATAACTACAGAGTTAACATCAGATCCTTGCGGTAATGATATCAGTTCTGCGTGTTCAACTTCTTGTAATACCTTTTCGGCGAGTTCCATACCCGGATTGCTACCATCTTTCTTTGCCTCGTCATTATCTGCAAGGACAAGTACTCGTTTGTATCCCCCGAATAATCTGTTGAAGTGTGGTCTCCAAGCTTTGACACCCGGTACTCCAACTGAAGGCAACAGTTGGCTGGCAATAGCTGCATCGAGTTCTCCCTCGCAGATTGCAACAACATCTGAAGGTTTTTGTAGATCGACTGCATTGTAGAGTCGGGCTGGCTGATGCATTGGAGCCATGTACTTAGGGCCCGGAGATCCATCGACTCTTCGGAACTTGAATCCTGCCACCCCATGGACAACTCTGTATGGGATGGATAGCCAACCGATAAATTGCACATGGCTAGGATCACAATCTACTGGTACGGTGCCGAGTAGATGAGTTTCTGCCAGCTCTTGACTGAACCCTCGCCCCTGTAAGTAAGCCACCGTCTCTTCGTTTATCTTTGTCTGATAAGTCGTAGCCAGCTCTTTTAGCAATGTCAACCGCTCTATCGATAGCAACACGAAAATCTATCCCTTCTTTCCACATCAACAATGAATACGCATCTCCACCAATACCACAGGTATGACAGAAGTACAGTCCGGCTCTGTCTCCATCAGTAGACATAACCGCAGATCTTCTAGTGTCGTCATGGAAACAACACCGGACTGCCTTTGAGTAGCCGTCTCTAGTCTCTCCACCGTAGTGCTTAACTACAGCTTTAAGTAGTTCAGGATCGGCTGCCATAATTATTTCTTCTTCGCAGTAGTTTTCTTTTTTACTGTCTTAACTTCTTCATCAATCAACTTAGCAAAGTTAAGGAAATGGTTTGGATCATCCTTGCGTTTGCTCCAGTAGATCTCATCTGCAACTTTGTAGTAAGCCCACTCAAGGAAGTGGTAAAGGGCAACACCTGCTGTAACAGACAGGATTAGTGCTAGTGTCTCATTCATTTATTAGCTCCATAAATTCGTCTAGTTGGATAATTACAAATGCTTTACTGACATTGCTTTGCCTTCGCTTGGCAATGACAAGTGGAATAACTCGACCATTGTTCTTTCTTCTCTTCCTCCAGTTATCCCTTTCAAGCACCGCTTCTTGTGTCCAAGGCCCGGGCTTGAAACCTTTTTCATTCTTGGCTTCTACTACGAAGTAGACCTGTCTGTTTAAGAACCAGAGATCGCCTTCATCGTAGTTGCCAGAGAGTCTTAATCTTTCTGCTATTAATTCTTTACTTCGGAAGTAATCAATTAGATCTACTTCCCATTGCGTACCCTTGCGTTTGTTGGCTCGTGATGTTTTGGTATCCAAAGTTTATTACTCCCGGTCTCATGTCTGCTCTACCCTGTGCATTAGCATCAGCTATCTGTACTCTTGATGGATCGATAAGAAGAGTAGAATACTTAGTTCCATCAGCAGAGTGTTCACCGAATCGGTTCTTAACAGCAGCAACCCTAAACTCTCCATACTCTGGATTCATTGCAATAGAAAGAATCATCGAAGGAAGCTGTGAAGCTTTACCTAAGATGGCTCTTCGTGGTGCTGGTTTGTCTGCATCGTAATCTCTTTGCTCCGACATATGTGTAAGAGCAAGGACACAGGCACCTGTCTTTCTAGCTACATGATGAAGTTCGGACATGATTGCCCGAATGCCTGACCATTCTTCCCCGGTAACGGACACGCAATTCATCAAGTTATCTATCACGACAAGTGCCGGTGCCATGCCATACACCTCACCATAGGCAAGGATTTCAAGTTCAATGCTGTCTATATCTGGTGACGGATCAAAGACCCACTTGATATGTGAGCCTTTCTCAGACAGCATTGAATCGAAATAGTGTGAGTCCTGATCAAGATAGGTCTCCACTTGTTGTTGCGGAATCCCACTTAAAGCAGCGACAGTACGAAACATCTGTGTTATTGGATCCGTGTCGGCAGAGAAATACAAAGTTGGTACCTGACTTTTAAGTGCATATACCAAAGCCATAAGACTCTTGCCGGAGTTTGGTTGCCCAGCGATTAGGCATAATTGTGAATGACGGAACCTCATCCCATTAAGCTTCAATGATTCCCACACATCGGGCAATGGTTTCGCTGAAGAGTTTGTACTGTGTACTGCTTGAAGTAAGTTCAACATTAGGCTGCTACGGTTCGCTTTCTTTCTATGTTGTAAAATCTTCGGATAAACTTTCTATCATGTGCAGAGGAAGCTCCCCAATAGTGGAAGTCCTCGTTATGTAATGCCCAGTTAAAACAATCTTTTAAGAGTGGACATTGACTACAGATCCCTCGCAGAACCTCGTAGTGACTGAAGTCTTTTTCATCTGTACAGAACATCTCTGATCCTACAGTTGCACAAGCTTCCTTGCCGGTGAAGGCCGGATACTGAGGTGTATCCGGCTCCACCAGTTGGATCAAAAACTTTTGGTGTTGTGACCTCATCGGTTACTTAATCCAAATAGTTTCGGCCTCAGCCACTCCCTTACTGAAAGGCTTTGGGCCTTTTACTGGATCAAACCAACCGACATAGGATTTTCCGGCCTTGGATATTCCACGCTTCTTAGCATAGAAACCACGACCATCAGGTAGTGGTGGTGCATCAGGCAGACCATAAGTCCACTCGTTTCCGTAGCGATCTTTCAACGCTTCTACGCCAATGCTTGCAACTGGAGTATTAGGTTGTGCTGGTGCATTCCACTTATCAGTAGTAATAACAGTTCCACCCAAAGCATTCGCTATCTGTTGGGTAGACATTGGCTGTGCAAACGCATTAGCCATTGCTTGGAGTAGTGCCTCAGCACCACTCTGATCTAGAGCTTCAGACAATTTCTGTGCAAAGCCTGTATATGTTGCATCTGCAATAACAAAGATTGTTCCATCGTTTGTCTTTGTAGATACTTGAAAGCCGAGTTCAGCCATCTTATTTTTCCTCCGTGTGTTTGATGTTCAACCGTACTGATTCTTTTCCGGTTGTTTTCTTTGGTACAAAACCTATCTTCTCTTTAACCTGTTCCTCATCAACGGATTGACGAGGTGCCACAGTTGTCCAGCTTATCTCTACGCCAGACAATGTCCTTCCGAAGATACCTTCGAAAGTAGATTTCAAAGAATCAGATTTTGTTTCTAACTTTTTGATTTCGTTATTAACTTGTAGATATTCCAAGGCATTCATATCCACCTGTGGATCATCAAGAAGAATCTCCGCCGGTGTTATACCGCCTTTTTTTAATCCAGTACACCCCACTTCACCACTTGGATCATAGTACTTGCAGTAGAACTGACAGTAACTAGCATCCTTCGCTGGTGGTGGTGCCTCATCTGCAAACTCAATATTGCGTAACCAGTTGAGAGCTTCTTCGGCAATACTTGGATCGTATGCTTCAGAGTGTACTTTGATATCTCG